CGGTGCTGATCAAGCGCACCCAAAGCGACCTGGCCGGCGATTCGCTGCGCCAGTCCGATGCGCAAGTGTTGGCCCGCACCCTCGGTGGCGCGGCTTATGGCCTGTACGGTTATCTCGACTGGATTGCCGAGCAGATCCTGCCGGACAAGGCCGACGAATCGACCCTGGAACGCATCGCCGCGCTGCGCCTGAACCAGCCGCGCAAACCGGCGCAAGTCGCCACCGGCAGCGTCAGTTTTACCGCGACCGCCGGTGCGGTGCTGGATGTCGACACGCTGCTGCAAGCGAGCGATGGCCGAACCTACAAAGTCACCACCGCGCGCACCACCGTCAATGGCAGCAACACCACCACCATCGCGGCGCTCGACGCTGGCAGCCTGGGCAATGCCGATGCCGGTCTGGCGCTGAACCCGGTGCAGCCGATCGCCGGTGTGGTCGGCAACAGTTTTGTGGTGCTCGCGCCCGGCCTCAGTGGCGGCGTGGCGCGGGAAAGTCTGGAGTCGTTGCGTTCGCGGGTGATCCGTTCCTATCGGGTCATTCCGCACGGCGGTTCGGCCAGCGATTACGAGACCTGGGCGCTGGAAGTGCCGGGCGTGACGCGAGCCTGGTGCCGAGGTGGCTTCCTGGGGCCGGGCACGGTGACGGTGTTCATCATGCGCGACGAAGACCCGCAACCGGTGCCCAACGATGAACAACTGGCGGAAGTTCAGGCGTACATCGAACCGCTGCGTCCGGTGACGGCGGAAGTACACGTGCAGCGGCCGATTCAGGTGCCGGTGGTGTACCGCTTCAAGAGCGTCAACCCGGACACCACCGCTGTGCGCGCCGCCGTGGAAGCGCAGCTGCGCGACTTGCACAACCGCGAGGCCGACCTCGGTGTGCCGTTGCTGATCAGCCATATCCGCGAAGCCATCAGCAGCGCCGGCGGTGAGTACGACCACACGCTGACCGCGCCGGCCGCTGACGTGCCTGCCGGGCAAAGCGAACTGCTGACCTTCGGAGGCTGCGTATGGGGGGCATAAGAACCGCCGCGCAATACCAGGCGCAGCTGCGCGCCTTGCTGCCGAGCGGCCCGGCGTGGGACCCGGAACGCGTCCCGGAACTCGAGGACGTACTGCAAGGCGTCGCCGTCGAACTGGCCCGTCTCGATGCCCGCGCCGCCGACCTGCTCAACGAGATGGACCCGGCAGGCGTCAGCGAACTGGTGCCGGACTGGGAGCGGGTGATGGAACTGCCCGACCCGTGCCTGGGCGCCACGCCGCTGTTCGACGACCGCCGCCTCGCCGTACGCCGCCGCTTGCTCGCAGTGGGCAGCCAGGCTGTCGGTTACTACCTCGACATCGCCAAAAGCCAGGGCTACCCCAACGCCAGCATCACCGAACACGAAGCCCCCCGCATGGGTCGCTCGCGTTTTGGCGCAGCGCACTGGGGGACCTGGGAAGCGCAGTTCATGTGGACCCTCAACACCGGCGGCCGGTTGCTGCTCGGTCGGCGCTACGGCGCGAGCTACTGGGGCGAGCGCTTCGGCGTCAACCCCGGCTCGGCGCTTGAGTGCCTGATCCACCGCAGTGCGCCGGCGCATACCAAGGTGCACATCAACTATGACTAGGGAGGAATGACGGGATGGATTATCCGAAAAGTGTGCCCAGCGCCGGTCTGGTGAATGGGAAATTTGTCGATGAAAACCCGCTGACCGGGACGCCGGGGTCGCTGATTCCTGCAGACTGGGGCAACGGGGTTACGCAGGAAATTCTCAACGTGATCAAGGCCGGGGATCTGACCCCGGACGAGAAGAAATACGATCAGTTATTGCAGGCGATTCAGAGCGTTTCGGCCAAGGGTTGGAATCTGGATTCGGCGTTGCCGATCGGTGCTTTGCCGACCGCTACCGTTGCTACGGCAGACGGACGACTGCCGATCACGCCGACCGCATTCGCCACCAGTGGCGGGCGTGTATCGATTCTGCCCGGTGTGCTGGTCAGTCTCGGCCAGGAAGTGCTGACTGGTCAGTTGGCTCGTCCACGCACATTTACGACACAAGCCTGGAGCAGTGCCGATCTGTTGCCTAACTCTAATTACTTTCTGCGTGCACAAGTAGTTGCCGGTGCGCTGACCTTTTACACGCAGCGCGGCATTATCTATGACTCTACGCCCGAAGGCTTGAAGGGCACGATCAATGGCGCGGCGGGAGGCGGTTTTCAGTCGACGCCGCTGGATATTTGTCTGGCATGGGTGGTGACAGCAGGCCCTGGCTCGGTGCCGATTGTCCGACCGATTTATAACCGCGGTCGCTTGTCGTGGACGCAAACAATCAGCGGTAATGGCGTGGTGTACCTGCCACTTGACCCGCATGCCCGTGCCGCGCGGCTGGTGGTGGGCAATGCGACGCCGCATCCGACGCTCGTCACAGCCGTGAATTTTGCTACACCCGGATGGCTGGGTGCCAACTACTGTTTTCTCAATCCAAAGGCTGCCGCGTCGAGCAATTGGGATGGTTGGGCCATTGCGGGTGAGACGGTACGGGTTATTACCAACAACGAGGTGAGTGACACAACCGTGTCGACACTGACCGCCAGCTTCGACCACAGCATGTTGCGTTCCTTGTGGCAGACCTATCAAGCCGAACACGCTTTTGGTGCCGATAACGGTTCAAGTGACGAATTGCTGTTCAGCATGGGCATCAAAAATCTCCTCCCAAGCGACTATGCCAACGGTGTTGCGATCAATTTTTCAGCGGCGGTGAATATCAATCTTTCCTGGGAGCTGATCCGATGATCATCATTCAAGAACTTCACCACTTCGAAGAAGGCTTGCGTCCGGCCCAGCCGTCCAGTGCCCATGATTGGGATGGAGAAAAATGGCAGCTGAATCCGTCCAGAGTTGCCGAGCTGGAACTTCAGGAAGCCGAACAGCTGTGTTCCAAGGTCGACGCGGCGGCTGACAGTGCTCGCACCGTCTTGGCCGGAGACCCGCTCAAAGCCATGGAGTACGCCCAGGCTGCTGCCGACGCTCAGGCTTATCAAGACGCCGGCTATCCGAAAAAAGAGGTGCCATTGTCGGTCGCTGCGTGGGTAGTCAAAGGTCGAACTGCCAAACAGGCAGCCGAGCAGATCCTGAGCAAGGCCGACCAACTCACCGATCATCTGCTGACCCTGCGCACCTTGCGCCTGAAGGCCAAAAGCCAGATCCGCGCGCATGCGGCCAAAGGCAATCTCGATCTGGCGCGAAGTGCGAGCGATGACGCGTTGGCGGCGATTCGTGAACTGGTCAGCGGCCAGACTTTCTAGTCGCCACGTCTGCGTGCTGCATCAGTCAAGCCCACTTCACCGTGGGCTTTTTATTTTCAGAAAGCAGACCGCCACGGGCTCGCATCAGCGATCACCACGACGCGGTTCATTTGTTATTTCAGAGGAACGAAAGACCTATGGATTATCCAAAAAGCGTCCCCAGCGTCGGCCTGGTCGATGGCCGCTTCGTCGATGAAAACCCTGTGGCGGGAACCCCGGGTTCGTTGATTCCGGCGGTGTGGGGCAACAGCGTGACTCAGGAGATCCTGAGCGTGATTAACGGTGGCGGGTTGGTGGCTGCTGAAGCCGATACCGGGCAGTTGTACAAGGCGATTCAGTCGATTGTCGGTAAAGCCAGTCCGATGCGTTCGGTCATCACCCGACTGTCCGCGTCGAAAACCCTGACCGAGGCCGAGCTTGGCCTGGTGCTGGTCGACGGCAGCCCGGGGCCAGTGACCTTGCTGCTGCCACCGGCCAACGCCGCCCTCGGTGTGCGCGACGTGATTATTCGGCGGGTGGACAACAGCGGCAATCGCATGGCCATCCAGGCGTCCGGTTCTGACGGGATTCGTTTTCACACCCATCTGTCGGCCAGCGGTTATCCGTTCTTCGTATTGATGGGCGGCGGTGACTGGTGGCAACTGCGCAGTGATGGGGCAGGGAGTTGGTGGCCAGTCGGGCGCTTTGACAATACGCCATTGGGGCGGCCGTTTTTCGAGACGACCCTGATGCTCAGTCCCGGTGGATACGGTGCATTGAATGGCACTGTGATGAAACGCGCGGAATGGCCATGGCTGTGGGATCACGCCCAGCAATCAGGAATGTTGGGAGCCGAAGCCTTACGCGCAGGCACCGAGGGAAAATGGACCACGGGTGACGGTGCGACGACTTTTCGTGGCCCGGAAGGGCGAGGGGAGTTCCTGCGGGTTCTGGATGAAGGTCGTGGTGTGGATGCCGGGCGTGCGATGGGTACTTTTCAGCCAGGATCTCTGCACTCGTATGCCCAGGGCGCCAACGGCGGAGGTGCTGTAGGCGCTTATTGGTCGGATAGCCTGACCAACTTTGGCGCAGATACGCGTGAAGAGCCCCAATACGTTACAGGGCTGGTCAATGGCGGCCCGATCTTTCCGGTCAACACCACCTACCAGAGGGATACCGCAGCAACATTGCTCTACGCCTTCAAATCCCGTCCGCGCAACATCGCCTATCCCGGTCGCATCAAACTCATCTGAGGCACTTTATGTTCAATTATCTATTTGATGGCTCGGGCGCTCTGTCCGGGCCTGTCGAGTTCATTGTCACGCCGGGCATTGGCATCCAGTTACCCGGTAATGCTGTTGAGCTGGCGTACGAGTTGCCTGAGCCGGAAACCGGGCGTAGCTGGGCACTGATCAACGGTGTACCGCGTGAGGTGATCGATCGCCGTGGCACGGTTTATCGCAAGGACGGCGGCGCGCAACAGATCTGGACCGAGCTGGGCGAGTTGCCTGACGCCCTCACCGCGCAGCCATGGCCAGGCGAGTTCCACATCTGGCGCGACAACGCCTGGGTGCTGGATGAGCAGGCTCGTTTGGCGAGCGTCAGACAGCAATCTCTCGGCCAGCGCGACGCATTGTTACGCGATGCCGTCCTGCGCATCGCCCCGCTGCAATACGCCGAAGATATCGGCGATGCCAGCCATGACGAACAACTGCTGCTGATCGAGTGGAAGCTTTACAGCGTAGAGCTGAACCGGATCGAAAAACAGGCCGGTTTCCCCGACGAAATTACCTGGCCGGTCGCTCCCGGCGCAGCCGTAGCCAACTGATTCAGCACAGGGAGCAGTGCAATGGATTATCCAAAAAGTATTCCCGGCGTTGGCCTGGTCAACGGCAGCTTCGTTGATGAAAACCCGATCGCCGGATCACCGGGATCATTGATACCGGCCGCGTGGGGTAACAGTGTCACGCAGGAAATTCTCAACGCGATCAAGGCTGCCGGGCTGACGCCTGACGAAGCCAGAACCGACCAATTGGCAACGGCCATCGGTGCGCTGGTCGACTTCACCAAACTGAAAAACACCCCGACCACGCTGGCCGGTTACGGCATCACCGATGCGGTGGGGCGGTTGTTGGCGGTGCGGCAGATCGAGACGGTCGGGATCACGGTTTACAAGCCCAATCCCAGGGCTAAACGGATTCGCGTGCGGTTGGTGGGGGCGGGTGGTTCGGGGGGTGGTTGCGCATCCGTCGCCGCTAATAATCTTCGCATCGGAGGTGGTGGCGGTTCGGGTGCCTATGCGGAAAGCCTGTATGACGTGACGCCTCAAATGCTTGCCGGCGTGCCTGTTTCTTTGGGAGCGGGTGGCGCGGTGAGTTCGACTATGGGGCTGGCAGGCGGTGGGGCTTCTTTTGGCTCCTACATGAGTGTGGCAGGTGGCGCCGGGGCGCAGGTCTTGAACATCGATACGTTGAACTCGACGTCAGGGTACGTTCAGGGCGGCACTGGAGGTCAGGATATTGCAGGCGGCAACGTTGCCAGCGCACGTGGCAACACCGGTGGTTACGCGATGTTCAACGGTAATTGGGGAATGCTCTCCGGTGGTGGCGCAGCTAGCCCGTTCGACGGTGGCGGTCCGTACAAGGGCGTAAACAGCCCTGGAATCGCGGGCGTTCGAGGCTCAGGAGGCAGTGGATCTTGTTCGAATACTGCATCGGCTGCTGTTCTCAGCGGCGCTGGCGGCAACGCCTTCTGTGAAATCTGGGAGTACGAATAATGGCCCGTTATGCACGAGTGGAAAACGGTGTCGCGGTCGAACTGATCGATACCGGCGACTTCGCAATCACCCAACTGTTTGCCCCCGCTTTCGTCGAGACGATGGTGCAGGTGCCGGACGGTATGCAGATCGAAATCGGCGCGCCCATCGGCGAACTGCGCCAGGAGATTGCGCCGTTGCCCGTAACGATCAGTCCGGTCGTTGCCCCCGAAATCGTCCCCGATGAACAAGAGCCTCTGGCGGCAGCGCGCCTTTGGCGCCAGTCCAGTCTGTCGGCCACTGAATGGTGGGTGACGCGGCATCGTGATGAGCAGGAACTGGGTCGCGGGACGACGCTCAAGGCTGCGCAGTATCTGGAGTTGCTGGAGTACCGCCAGGCGCTACGCGACTGGCCTGAAGCAAGTCATTTCCCGGTATTGGATTTTCGGCCGGGAGCACCCCGGTGGATGGCCAGTGTTCATGACTGAAGGCTTGTTTTATGTTTTCAAACATGGAGAAGAGTGATGGACTATCCAAAAAACATACCCAGCGCCGGTCTGGTGAATGGCAAGTTTGTCGACGAAAACCCTCTTACCGGAACGCCGGGGTCGTTGATTCCAGCAAGTTGGGGTAATGCTGTTACGCAAGAAATTATTGAAGTCATCAAGGGCTCAGGTGCGGTTGTCGATGAAAGTGACAATACCCAACTAAGAGTGGCAATTGACACGCTTATATCGAAGAGGCAAAGCGATAGTCTGGCGAGTCAGGAAGAAGCTGAATCCGGTTCCAACACTGCCAAGTTGATGACACCGCTGAGGGTTTTTCAATCCATCGCGAAGAAAGTGCAACAGGCGACAGAATCCTTGGCAGGAACGGCAAAAATTGCCAATCAGGCAGAGATCAACGCCGGTATCAGCGATTCATCTATCGTAACCCCTAAAAAGCTCCGGTTCGGGTTTATGGTGAGATTAGGGGCATCAGGATACGTCGTTTTTCCTTCGTGGATGGGAGGGGTGATTATCCAATGGATTGCCGGCAGTGCCAGTCAGGCAGGTAATAGTAACTATGGCGATGTAAACGTATGGCCATTAGCTTTTCCGAACGCACTCTTTCTCGCGGTTGCTACCCACGAGGGCACTTCCTCCGGAACTTTAATGGTTTGGAACAACGCGACGATTAGTCGGCAAACGGGGCTCAATGTACGCTGCCCTGATTATCCGACAGGTTCGATTGCCGCTCGTGTTATCGGAATAGGATATTGAATATGTATTATTTTTCTCCGGCAACTTCCGGCTTTTATCATTCCGATCTACACGGAAAAAATATCCCCGCAGATGCATTTGAATTGAGCGAGGGCGAGTATTGCGCGCTGGTGTCTAATGCGCCCGCGGGGACGGTTCTTTCACTGAACTCTCAAGGGCGTCCAGAGCGGGTGATACTGGCTGGACAAACCACCGATTCAATAGAGCGGGCTTGGCGCGACAAGGCACTGGAACTTACTCAATGGCTGGTCCTTCGTGATGCCGAAGAACTGGAAATGGGCGAGGGCACCACCCTGCGCAGCGAAGAATTCAAGCAACTGTTGGCCTATCGGCAGGCGCTGCGCGACTGGCCCAACAATCCAGAGTTCCCAGATGCCCGTTCGCGTCCGATCGAGCCCGATTGGCTGGAAGACTTGCTACAGACCAATGGCTGAGCGATTTGCTCATCGGCCGAGGATAAATAAATATGGATTACCCAAAAAGCATTCCGGGCTCAGGCCTGGTCGACGGAAAATTCGTCGATGAAGATGCTATTGCCGGAACACCGGGATCGTTGATCCCGGCGAGCTGGGGTAACAGCGTTACCCAGGAGATTCTCGGCGCGATTACTGCGGCTGGTTTGAAACCTGATGAAGCACAAACCGATCAGTTGGCGCAGGCCATTCGCCAGTTATCGAAGCCTGACCCACTGCAGCAGTTTCCGGCACAGGTCTATCGCAGGAATGTGCTGATCAATGGCGGCTTCGATATCTGGCAGCGCGGAACGACCAATCAAGGCCCCAATATTGGTGGGTATGTAGTCGATCGTTTTCGTTGCGACTGGAATGGCAATGCGGGCGTCGTCATCTCTCAGCAGAGTTTCGCGACTGGGCAGAGCGAAGTCGCCGACGAACCGCAGTTTTTCCTGCGCTGGCAGCAGACCCAGACAGGAACCGCCGCCACCGTCCACAGGGTTTCTCAGGCTGTTGAATCGGTCCGAACCCTGGCAGGGAAAACCGCCACAGTCAGCTTCTGGGCGCGTTCCGATGCGGCCAGACCGTTGAGAGTGTCGGTAATCCAGAACTTCGGTTCTGCAGGTTCCGAATCCGTTGAGAAAACCGTCGAAGTTTTTCAGCTGGGCACGTCGTGGAAGAAGTACAGCGCAACGTTTCGTCTGTCGGGCATTGCCGGAAAGATGCTGGGCGCCAACAACTTTCTGAGGCTTGCGTTCGACCTGCCACTGAACGTGCTGCAGACCGTGGATCTGGCGCAGATCCAGCTGGAAGAAGGACCGGTATCTACACCTTTCGAATATCGGCCGATGGCTGAAGAGCTGATGCTTTGCCAGCGTTATTTCGAGAAGTCCTTCACCACTTGGTTGCCAGTGCGGGCAAACAATGGCTCTGGCACCTGCATTTCATCATTCACCCAAGCGGCACCTGCCAATAGCGGTCAGTTCGCGATGACGGTGGGTATGATGGTGCAGAAGAGAGTCTTGCCCACTGTCGTCATGTACTGTCCAGGCAATACCAGCAATCAGGTATGGAATCAGGCCGTGGGCGCATGCACCGGCAGCATTGTGCAGGGGTTGACTGAACGTGCCATTTCGTTTGCCACCGTTACACCGGTTGGCAGTGTGCCAGGTCAGACCTTGCAGATCGAATGGACTGCTGACGCCGAACTTTAGGAGAAACCATGAGTTATCAATTGACCAACAACGGCGTTCTTCGACTGAGCGATTCGGCATTCGTCCCGCAGGATCCTGCCAACCGCGATTGGCTTGAGTATCAGGAGTGGTTGTCATCGGGCGGTCAGGTTATGGCCCTGAATGAAACACTCGAAGAGTCTGCACCGAACAACACCCTGACAACTCTGGCAAAAAAATGGCTGGGGGTTGTTGCCCGTCAACCATGATTCAATCGGAGCATCCAGGGAGGATTACGCATCATGCAAATAACTGAAGACAACCTTAAAACCATCATGCCCAACGCCCGCTCCCAAGCGGGCGTTTTTGTCTCTGCACTGAATAGCGCAATGACTCGCCGCCATATCGACTCGCCGAAACGCATCGCCGCGTTTCTTGCGCAAATCGGTCATGAGTCGGGCCAGTTGCAATACGTGCGCGAGCTGGGCAACAACCAGTACCTGAGCAAATACGACACGGGCACACTGGCCTTGCGTCTGGGC